CTCCCCACGGCCTCCGTCAACAAAGTTGTGGATAACTTTTACTTCTCAGGGACCGCGATGCGTTCGTAGCTCTTGCTGATGTTGTTGAATTGCAGCGCGGACTTGTGCTGGCTGTCGAGCGTCACCCCAGGCATTGCACCACCACGAAGAGCCTGTTCGTTGATGTTGATCTGCTCGCGGGCGTTGCGCGCGTCCTGCTCTCTGGACTTCTGGGTCAACTCCTTCGGCCGTGCCATCAGCACGAGACCTTCGTAGTTGATCTCACCGTCTGCCCCCTTCTGCATAAACATGCCGTCGAAGCGGGCGTCGAAGTCTTCCTGGTGAACCGGGGTCCAGCCCTTCTTCTCGAATTGAGCGCGATGCTGCTGCACCGGCTGCCCGAGAACGGTGTTGGTGACCCACTGGAGCGACATGCCTTCGGGGATCATGTGCGGGGGAATGCGCAGACGATCCGGCGTGTCCTCTGCCTCGGCATCAATGCCTTCCCAATTCGGGGCGGCTTTCATCTTGTAGGCCATTTTCGGGAGAGCCTTGGGGGCTTCCTTCGGCGGCATGTTCTTACGCGGGCGACCGCGCGGCTTGATTTCGTCAGTCATGATTAGCCTCCATAGGTCCCATCTTCGCGCATCTGTTTGAGGCGCATCTTCTGCTTGATGTATTCATCCGGGGTCACCCCGGCTGCCTTGGCGTGCTCGTATTCAGCCTTGGTCAGGCTGATCTTGCCAGTCGGCCGCTGGCCATTGGAGTTCGGCACCTCGCGCGAGGGCGGAGCCTGCACCGAGGTTGCCTGCTTCTTGGTGGGCGCGGGCCGGTTATCGATCTCCACCTCCGGGTCTTCTGCCTTCTTACGCATCCCAAGATGCTCCTCTATGGCCTCGAAATATTCCTGTGAGAATGGGGCTTTTCCATCCTCGATCACTTCGTAGTGAAGGTTTTGGATTTTGGCATTCTTGCGGGCGTCGTTGAAGTATTCGGGGTGCTTCTTCAGCCAGTCCTGCGCCGACTGCGGCAGCCCTGACTGCTTGAGCGCACGATCCATCGGATCACCCTGTGGCTGCGGCTGCTCTTGCTGGCGCTGCTGCGGCTCGGCCTTCGCGCGCTCTTCCATGCGAAACTTGTCGCTCTCAAGACGCTCGATCTTGGTGACTGCCGCAGCGATACGGCGTTGCGCCTTGGCCTGACTGGCGTGGTCGCCGATCTCACCAGCCGTCACGAAGTCCTGCTCGGCCTTATCCGCCTCAGCCGTTGCAGCGGCAAGAGCACTCTCAATGGCATCGACCTGGGCATCACGCGCTTCTTTCTGGGAGCGCGCGTAATCTTCTTGCTGCTGCCGTAGCCGGTTATCCGAGGCTTCGCGCTGGCGGGCGTTCTCTTCGGCCTGCCGCTTGAATGCATCCTCAGAGCGGCGAAGGTCTTCCAACTGCTTCTTGAGCGAGTTGTTCTCAGCGGCATAGTCGGGCTCATTGATCTCTTCGTCGTCAGTAACGACGACCTCTGGCTCCTCGGCGTCGTCAATCGTGTCATCGACGGCGTCGTGACGCTCAAGGTGTTCTTCTACCACCTCCGTCTCGGCAGAGGCTCTCTTCGGTGGTTCTCGCAACCGGGGCATAAGTCACTCCTTAGAAGATGATATTGGGGTCTTTAGTTCTGATCCTGGCATTCACATCCCTGACTACCCGGCAGGGAAAGCCACGGATGCTCAACGGCCACGTGTCACCAATCTTATACACCACCCAATCGCCAACTTTGAAGGGGCCATGCTCATCCCAGACGAACTCGTAGTCAGGGGTGCTGACGAAGCCCAAGGGGCCGATCTTCAAGATGAGGCCAACCTTGCCCTGCCATGCATCTTCGGACACATCGGTATCAGGGCGGATGATGCCGCCCGCCGTCTTCTCGGGCCGGAAGTAGGTGCCGAGGAGCACATCGTCTTTGGTGAGGTGGATGTCGGAGAGGTCGCCTACGGCTTCCTGAATGGCACGCTTTGGGTCGGCAGCGGTGGCAATCTTGTTCGCTGCCGCATACGGCATGATCAGTGGCATTACTCAAACTCCTGTTCGATTTCGTCAGCGAGTTTGAGCGCCACTTCAAGACCTACGATCATGCCGGTCGAGTGCCGGTAGTGGGCATGATCGGAACACCCGCCACGGATCACGTTTCCGCCGAGTGAGTTGATCTCTTCCTCGATCCTCTTGCGGAGGAGAGTATGAAATCTGGTTTCAGGCATAGGGCTCTATGAGTTAGCGCGCCGCTCGCGCCTTCTGTTTGCGCCCAACACCACTGTCAGAGCCAGCCGTGAAGCGGACTTTTCCACCGCGTTTCATCGGTGGGGTCATTCCGCCCGGCGGCGGCGCACCCGCGCCCGCACCAATTGGGGGACGTGGCGGGGGAGGCGCAGGCATGCCAGCAGGAGGGCCACCCATAGGAGCCCCGCCTTTATCGCCACCTGCACGAGGATTGACGATGGCAATATTGACATGGTTGCCACCCTTCTTGTCCTTTGCCCGGCCACCACGCGCAAATTTGTTCTTACCGTGGACCTTGTCGTCGTGCTCTTTCATCATCTTGCCGAAGAGCTTGCGGTCCTCTTTCTCATCGCCGTGGACTGCGCCACCCTTCTTGTAGCCATGTACGCGCTCATGGGCCTTCTTGCGGCCAGCGTACTTCTCTTGGTGGGAAGCGTAAGGGTGCGCCATTAGCGTCCTGCCTTGTGTCTGTCGAAGCCCGGCTTCATGCCATTCCCGCGAAGCCAGTTGTCGGGAGTATCGTTGTTGTATTTCGGCCCATGCTGATCTTCAGGGCATTGGTTCTTCTGCGGCTCGCCAGAGGGTCGCATACCTGCGGTGCCCTCACCGGCGCCATAGCGGGAGCGGGCAGTCGCTTTGCCCCACTTCTCGGTGTTCTCAGCCATTACTTGTCTCCGCTCTTTTTAGCCGCTGGTTTAGGTTTAGCAGAACTCACCGCTTTTGTCTTGGCCTTCACCATGCCGGTCTGAGCATCCTGATGCTTCAGCTTGGCTTTGTGTGCCTCCTCGGACATCTTGCGATTGGTCTGCTCGGTCTTGACCTTCTCCTTGGCCAGCCCGCCGTCAGGCTCGCCAGTAACCTTCTTCATCTCCTTAGCCTGCTGCACCTCGGCTGCCTGCTGCGCCTTCTGCTGTTCAAGCTCGTGCTTATGCTGCTCGCGCTGTAGCTCCATCTCCTGCTCGTGCTGCTCGCGCTGCATCTGCATCTTGCTCTCGTGCTCTTCGCGCGACATCTGGAGGTCGTGGTGCGCCTTGACGCGCTCGACGTTGTGCTCCAGGGCAGCCTTCCTGCGCTCGACGTGATGCTCCAGAACGGCACCGGCGATATCCTTGACGGCACCGCCGACCGCCTCGTGCTGGGCAAGCTCCATCTTGTGCTGCTGCTGCTCGGCAGTGTGTTGCATCTTCTGCTGGTGAACCTGCTGGTTCTGCTGAAGCTCCATCTGATGCGACTGCTGGGCGTGCTCCATCTCCTGGCTGTGGATCATCTGCTCCTGCCAGAGACGAAGCTGCTCGATCTGGATTTTCATACCCTCGATGCGCTCTTGCGAGGCGCGATCTGCCGCATCGTTCTGTGCGCCGTGCTGGGCCTGGGCTGCCTTTAACTGAAGCTCCAACTGCGCAAGCTGGGCGTCGGCCGCATCCTTCTTGGCCTTGGCGATCACTGCCATCATGCGCGGGTCCGGTGGCGGCTGCGCAGGCTGGGCGCGGAAGAGACCGGCCGGGTCGATACCGGCGATCCGCATGATCCGCATGTCCACCGCGATGGGGTCGTAGATCGCTTCGTTGGACTGCTGAAGCGTCTTGACCACCGTGGCTTTGGCCATGCGGTGCATCGAAGTCGGGTTGTTCGGATCAGCCACCGGCACCAGTTCGTTCTGCTCAAGCGCGTCGAGGAACTGGTCCTTCTTCCACTGGATGGTGGGCTTCTTGTTGTGGCGCCAGAAGGCTTCCGGGTCGAGGCGGAAACGATCCACGATCAACTTGAACTCTTCCGCCTGGGCGTCGTAGAGCCGCTTGTGCGCGCTATCGAGAACCTTGGTGGCTTGTTCGATCAGGGCCAGCGTGGTGCCGACCGGGGCGTCCTGCTTGCCTTCGCCGACGCTGATATCGGCGGTCGCCGCCAGCTTGGCACCGACTTCCTCGACGTGTTCGATGAAGGTCGAGAAGGAGGGGCCGGTCTCCTTGTATGGCAGGTTCATCACCGCATCCTGGATGCGGGCACCTGCGCCGATGTCGAGACCGACGCCCTGGCCTGGGCCGACGCGGAACTGGTTGGTGTTCTGCCGCCCGAAGCCCTTGGCGTAGAGGAAGCCAGGGAAGTTGGCGAACATGCCGTTGTCGAGCATCAACCGCCATGCCGCCGTCAGCGTGTTGGTGGTGTTGCCCAAAAGGTGAATGAAGCCAAGGCCATAGAAGCCGAGACCACGGATGAATGGGAACTGGACGAAGTACCGCTTCGCCATGCACTCTTCGTCGTCTTCGTCCCAATTCCTTCGTATAGAAAGAATTTTGCGACTTTCTTTCTCCAGAACGACGATGTACGGCAGCGGCAGCCCCTTGCCCTTGAACTGCTTGGGGGCGAACTCATCCAGGTCGAGTTCGCAGTAGCACTCGTAGATTTCGTAGTCGCGATCCTCTGGCCGCTGCATCGTCTGCTTGACGCCAGCGATCTCTTCCTTCTTTTTATCCACAGGATTGTTTTCTTCGATCATCGGCAGCGAAAGATCGATGTCGAGATAGGCACCGCTGATCTGCATGCGCCGCAGAATGGATCGCCGCATTTTGATGCGGTGCGTGATGCGGGCAGCATTATACATATCTGTCGCGGCATTTGAGACGATCAGGTCTTCGGCATCGACGCTTTCCGAGACCACGCGCCTGCGCAGAGGGCAGTTGTAGACCTTCTTGAAGCCGTCGCCGCCGAAGCCGATGTAGAACAACATCCGGTCGGTATCAGGAATGTATTCCGTAGCTACGGATGTCAAATAGTGGTTCATGTCCTTTTCGAGCGCCGTGGCCAATTCGTCCTTGGTGCTCAAGCTGTCGGACAGTTCCTGCCGGGCAGAGGTGTCCTGGTAGACCGACTGCGGTGGGGTGGTCGCGTCGTTACGGATTTTCACCGGGCCGGTGGCGGGTAGCAGCGAAGCGCGGGCGGTCGCCTGGAAGGAGACCGTGGCACTCAACAGCAGCGGATGCCGGACATTGGACATGCCTTCCAGTGGGGCTGAGGTGGTGCCTGCATCGCTGCGGGGCTTTTCCAGCTTCAGGCCCAGAAGGGCAATACCGGCCGCTCTGGTGTCCAGCCACTCCTGGCGGGAGGTATTATCGATCTGGATGCCGTCGAGGAGGTCGGAGGCGGTCGAGGTCAGGGTGTCGTCGGCGAGCTTCTCTGCCAGATTGGCGTGGTGGTCACCCTCCAGGGGCGAGGTGCCGTCGTCCTCATCGTCCTTGTTGCCGCCGAAATCGACTGTGACGCCGCCGTCCTCGTCTTCGGTGACGGAGATCGGCATGACATCGTCTTCGTCCTGTTCACCTTTTGTTCCCGAGACGATCCGAAGCTGCGGCGATTGCGCGCTCGGATAGGGTCCGTCGATAGGGAGGCTGCCGGTGCGGAGCGCGTCTGCCATCTAGTCCTCAGCAGGGGTAAAGCGACTGCATATCAGATGCGGATCGGAACATCATATCATCATCCGATGATGCCGCCTGCTCCTCGCGTCGTAGCGCGAAGCCGCAGTCACGCAAATAGCGAAGCGCCATGGTGGTGCTGTCCACGAGGTCGTCCTTGGAGCCCTTGGGGAAGATGGCGCACTGGTTGATGACCATGGCAGCCCAATCCTTCTCCGGGGCGTAGACCATGCCGTCCTCAAACAGGTGCTGCACGCCGTGTGCGCGCGCGACCTTGTCGCCGAACTTCTTCGGGTCAACGATGTCGATGCCGAACTTGCCGGTCCCGGCGAAGACGCGCTTCATCTCCTGGGCAATCGAGATGCCGCTGGCCTTGCCTTCGACCAGGAGGCGGTCCACCTGGAAGCGCGGGCAGGACAGGATGCGCTCGTCGCGCGTGCAGGTGTCGATAACCCTTTGAACCAACGCATGAAATTCCATGCGCTCCTGCCATGCATGCATCAGGACGATCTTCGGGTTGTTGGCGATGTCGCGGAACAGGCCCCAGATGGTCAATGCTGAGGCGTCATTCTCTTGTTTCTCAGTAAACGCTGTATCAAGCGAAGCTAAGATAAACTCAAGATTAGGATAACGTGGCTCAGTCCAAGGTTGCCAGAAGTGTCGCTTGAGAATGGCACCGCCGCGTGGCTCCGGGTCTTGCTGGTATTGGCCGGTCCAGGCGTAGGCACCCTTATCGTTCTTGATTTGTTCACAAACTTCTCGGGGAAAACGTCCCGGCCAAGCCAATTCCCCATCTTCGGAGCGCGGGTCCTCCCAGAAGCAGTCGCCGGGCTTCGGCTTCTTGGGGTCGGCCGGATAGTTCCCGATCTCGCCGGTCTCGTCGCCGAGGAAGGTGCGAATGACCGTCCGGTCCATCTCATCGATGGTGTAGCCGTTCACGTGCGAGCACGGAACATATTCCATGGGGATGCAGAGGTGGGTGTAGCCCATGTCACGCGCCAGGGCGACACCGGACACGTCCTCCTCGTGCAGCCGCTGCTGAATGACGATGATGCAGCTATCCTTCAGGCTGTTGAGACGGTCGGGCACGACTTCGGTGAACCACATATTGGTCGAGTA